AAAAAGAAACTAGAACAGAGGTTAGCAATGTTGTGTGGTAAGGTTGGTGTAATTAAAGTTGGTGCTAATTCAAAAATAGAATTAAAAGAGAAAAAAGATCGTGTTGAAGATGCTATATATGCAACAAAAGCAGCGATAAAAGAAGGTATAGTTCCTGGTGGTGGAATAGCCTTACTAAACGCGGCGAATAGTATTAAAACAGAAAACATTGGGGAGAAAATACTAGTAAATTCCATCACATCTCCATTCACCACTATTATGGAAAATGCTGGTATTGAAAACTACGAAATACCTTCAGAAAAAGGTATTGGATATAATGTAATAACTGGAGAAACAGTTAATATGGTAAAATCTGGAATCGTAGACCCCGTATTAGTTACCAAAACAGCATTAAAAAATGCGGTAAGTGTTGTTTCTACTATTATTTCTGCGGATTGTGTAATTTCTAATGTAAGAATAAATACTCATGAAAGCAGTTAATTACTATATTGTTGTAGAGCAAATAAAAGAAAAAGAAAAAAATATCGGTGGTCTTATTCTAACTGAAGGGTTAGATGAAGATAACAGGTATTTAAAAGCAAAAATAATAACTATTGGAAATCTTGTTGAAGGTGTTAAGAATAATGATATTATACATTATGACAAACACGCTGGGCATGGTATACAATGGAAAGATAAATTATACCATGTAATACGTATTCAAGATATTGTATTGGTGGAATAATAACATAAACCTAAAACTTTAAAACATAAGCCAAATAAATTTTGTTTAACAATTAAAATATAAGACAATGGATAAATTTTTATATTTCGCATCTGCAGCTCCTGATGGAACAGCAAGTACTGAGGAAATAGTTATGTTTCCTGTTGCTCAATTATCTCACTTTGAGATGGCATCTGCAACTTCACTTAGAGTTTACTTTGAGTCTGCTCAAGAAAAAGATGAAGATTCAGGTATAGATGCAGCTCACGCTGTTCTTACTATTGCTTCTGGAAAATACAAAGAAGCTTTACAGGATATAGTTGGTGCAATAAATGCTCACCCTAATGGTGATCCATTTGTGGTAGTAGCTGATGAAGTGAATAGCAAATATGCTAGTACACACATCACAGCATGCGCATCTATCGCAATAGTTGATGCTTCTTAATGAGGTTATCGGCTAGCGATATTCGCGAGCTAAAAATTCTTAAGTATTACAGGCTCACGCGTAAGTGGGCTTGTAAAACTTATGAATTAAAAGACGCGGATTTAGAATTACTTATATATTTAGATTGCAAAACCCGATTTACACGTAATGATTTTATTAATGGGGTATATACATACTCTTGGGATAAAGCAAGATGGGAGAGATTAAGAAGAGGTGGTTGGATAGAAGCTTGGAGGCATAGAAATAGAACTACAATTAAATATAGTATCTTTAAAACATCATTTAAGTGTAGTCAATTAATAAGTAGAATATATAGAATATTATTAGGTGAAGAAGATTTACCTACATCAGAAAGAAGTATATTTTATAAAAACACATCATACACAGACAAAGTTTATAATAAAGCAATTAATGATATGATAAAAGATAATGAACGGTAAAAATAAAACAATAGTATATGCTTGGTTTGTCGTTTTAGTATCTATTATTGTTGCTTTAGCAGTATCATTTATTGATTTATAAAAATATTTAACAATTAAAATTAAAAAATTATGGAAGAAGAATTTGAGATAATGGGAAGAGATGAAGAAGGTGGTTTCAAACATAAAAAAACATATACAAGTAAAGAAGTGGAGAATAATGAAGATGATACTGGCATGGGTACTAAATCAATTGATTGGGGAAAATATATGGATGGTGGTGATGATTTTAGAAAATCATACAGATATAATCAGTCTAGAAGAAGAAATACAGGACCAGCTATAAATACAAAAATAGGGGATGTATATAGAAATAAAAAAGACTTTACTTTTTTAGGAAATTATATTCAAGATTCATTAGGAGAATCGTTAGAACGCATGAGTAAGCATGGTACACTAGGAAATTTAAAAAAGAAAAAATAAAACAGAATAAATTAAAATAACATGGCAACATTAACACCAAAATTAACATTATCAAGTTCAGACGCAACAAGTGATACATTATCATTAAGCGTAACAGATACCTTAACAGTAATAGCTCCTTACGTAGGACCTTCAAAAAAATCAGTCACAACAACGGGCGCTAATAATATTATACAACCAGCTACAGACGGTCAAACTTATTATGTTTACGTTAAACATACAGGTGTTGATGCTGGTGGTTCAGCTGTTACTTCTACATTAAATGTGGAATTAACAGGTGATACTGTAATAGGTAAGTTAGCTGCTGGAGAATTTATGTGGATGCCTGTCGGTGGTCACTCTTCTGGTGTTCAATTACAATCATCTGCTAGTACTATAGTAGCAGAATATATGTACTTTACAAAAGGATAATGAGTAAAATATTAGGAAAAATATTTGGCAATGCCGGAGGTAGTGTATTACAAAAACTATCTGGTGTTGCTGATAAATTTATAACAACAGGCGATGAGAAAAGAGAATTCCAAAAAGAAATGGAACAAATTTTTCTTAATGCTGAGGCGGCAATGCAAAAAAACGTAACAGATAGATGGAAAGCTGATTTAGAGCATGGTAATTTTCTTACTAGATCAGTTAGACCACTCGTTTTAATCTTTTTAATTATATCAACTGTAATTATGGTGTTTATTGATAGCGGATCAATAACATTCAACGTTGAGCAAAAATGGACCGATTTGCTTCAGCTCGTTCTTATGACTACGATCGGAGCCTATTTCGGCGGACGCTCAGTTGAAAAGTTCAATCAATTTAAAAAGAAATGAAATGGCGAGAATTAGTACATATTCAAGTGATACTTCAGTAGATGGTAGCGATAAGTTTTTAGGTACCGATTCAAGTGGTGGTACTAAAAACTTTGTTATTAATGATATAAGTACTTTTTTAGCTAAAACTAACGCGGCTGGCGTTTCAGGACAATTAACATATGTTTATCACAGTAGTTCATTTGGTGGTAATTCAAGTAGACAATCAGGTTCAATTACAGCAACAGGTGCAAGTTCACTTGCTTTTTCTTCTGTATCTTCTTTAAAATTAAGTAAATATCCTTATAGTAAAACACAAACAGTGATTAATTACTTAACTGGATTAAATAATAGTAATATTATTATATCTAATACAAGTAACCCAGATCAGTTTGGTGTATTTTTAGTAACTAACGTTGCTCAAGATAGTAGTGAAACAAATTTTTATGATTTAACGTTAACTTATGTTTCTGGAAATGGTAGTTTAACAGTAGATAGTTATTATGGAATTATAGGTACAGCTATTGGTAGTGTAACACTCGGCGGAACACAAACATTAACAAATAAAACATTAACATCACCCGTATTAAATACTGGTGTTTCAGGTACAGCAATTAAAGATGAAGACGATATGTCTTCAAATTCAGCAACACATATAGCAACACAACAATCAATTAAAGCATATGTAGATAATCAATTAACAGCATCGGATTTAGATTTTCAAGGAGATAGTGGTGGAGCATTATCTATAGATTTAGATAGTGAAACATTAGATATAGCTGGTGATGGTGCTGGTATTTCAACCGCTGGCAGTGGTAATCAAATTACTATTAGTGGTAATCATGATGCGCTAACTAATTTTGTTGCTAATGAACACATTGATCATACATCGGTTACACTTACCGCTGGTACTGGTTTATCTGGTGGAGGCACAATTGCATCAAATAGAACGTTTGCTGTAGAAGCAGCACAAACTGGAATAACATCTGTACTTAATACTAGTTTAGTAATTGGTAGAGATTCAGATAATGATATAGATTTTGCAACTGATAATCAAATAATATTTAGAGTAGATGGTGGTGATAATGTAATATTTAAAACTTCTGGTGAAATTGAAGCAACATCATTAGATATATCTGGAGACGTAGATGTTGATGGTACTTTAGAAGCTGATGCAATTACAGTTGATGGTACAGCTTTAGATACACACATTGCCGGCGTCACGGTTACAAACGCTAATCACATTCTCGTTACTGATAATGAAAATACAAATGAAGATAATCCAATAACTTTTGCTGAAGGCGCTACAACTACCACTGGTAATATAGGTCTTGAGATGGATGGTGATTTTCATTATAATCCGTCAACAGGTAGGTTAACAGCATCTCAATTAGCTGGTACATTACAAACAGCTTCACAAACAAATATAACTGGTGTTGGTACTATATCAACAGGTGTTTGGAACGGTACAGCTGTAGCAAGTGCATACTTAGATTCAGATACAATGCACTTAAGTGTTGCACAAACAATTACTGGTGAAAAAACTATTGATGGTAGTGATAAACTATATTTTAGAGATTCAGCAATATATGTACACTCTGATGCAGATGGGCATTTAGAAATGGTTGCTGATACTGGTGTATCATTAAAAATTGGATCAGATGAACAAATTATGTTAACTGATGGTGCATTTACACCAACCTCGGATAGTGATGTTGATTTAGGTAGCTCAAGTAAATATTGGAAAGATAGTTATATTGATACTATTACTACAACTGGTAACGTGGTTGTTGGTGGTAATTTAACTGTATCAGGCACAACAACAACTGTAAATTCTACTACAGTGGCTATAGCAGATTCTATGCTAAAGCTAGCAAAAGATCAAGCAGATACCGCAGACGCAGTTGATTTTGGATTTTATGGTCAATACGGTGATAGTGGTACACATAAGTACGCAGGAATATTTAGAGATTTAAGTGCAAGTGGAGATCCTTGGACATTTTTTGATGGTTTACAAGCAGAACCAGGTACTACAGTAAATACAAGTGGTACAGGGTATGATTTAGCAGATATATCAGCTGGTGGTATTACTTCAGCTGATGGTTTTACTGGTACATTATTAACCGCCGCGCAAGGAAATGTAACTAGTTTAGGTACATTAACTACTTTAACAGTTGACAATGTTATTATAAATGGTACAACAATAGGTCATACAGACGATACAGATTTAATAACACTTGCTGATGGTGTATTTACAGTTGCTGGAGAAATTGATGGTACAACGCTCGATATATCAGGTAATGCAGATATAGCCGGTACGACAAATTTAGATGCTGTTGACATTGATGGTAACGTACAGATAGATGGTACATTAACAGTTGGTGTTGATGATACAGGTTATGACGTAAAATTATTTGGTGCTACATCAGGTGATTATATACTTTGGGACGAATCAGATAATGAATTAGAAACAGCTGGTGGCGCAACAATAAATATTATAAAAGATAAATTAAAAATTGGTGGTACTGCGGTAACAACAACAGCCGCAGAGTTAAACTTTTTAGATACAGCAGCAGCAAATACAGTTGTAAATTCTAAAGCTGTTATTTATGGGTCAAGTGGAGAACTTGCTGGTACACTATCTACAGCGGCGCAAGCAAACGTTACATCACTAGGAACACTTACAACATTAACTGTAGATAACGTAATAATTAATGGAACTACCATAGGGCACACTGATGATACTGACTTAATAACACTAGCTGATGGAGCTGCAACTTTTGCGGGTAGAGTTTTTATTGGTGGGGGTAGTGGTGATTGGCCAACAAGTACAATTGGTAGTAGTGCTGGTAGAAGTGCTATTATTGGTAGCGATGATCCAATATTATTATTACACAATACTGGTTCAGTAGCTGCTAATACGGGTTCTGAATTATGGTTAACTCAAAAAGCTGCATCATCAAGTGACACTAGCGATTTAACATATACTGCTGGTGGTGTAATAAAAGGATATAAAGATGACGCTAACGCCAACGCATTAGGTTATCTTAGATTTGATACAACAACAACAACTGGTGGCACACAAGAGGTTTTAAGATTAGATTCATCTAAAAATGCAACTTTCGCAGGTAATATTAGTGCTACTGGAACATTAACTATTGGTGTTAATGATACTGGACATGATGTAACATTTTATGGAGCAACTTCAGGAAAATATATGATGTGGGATGAGTCATTAGATGCGTTGTTTTTACCAGATGATACAAAATTATTACTTGGTACTGGGGCAGACGCTGGTATTTATGTTAGTTCAGATGATCTATACATTGATCAGTCAACTGGAGATAAAGATATAATATTTAAAGGAACAGACGGTAGTAGTGATATAACAGCGTTGACATTAGATATGTCAGATGCTGGCGCGGCAATTTTTACAGGAAAAGTTACGGTTGCAGAAGCAATACATATAGGTGGTGCAACTAGTGGAACAAAATCATTAACATTTGAATCTACAACTAATGCTCAAAATTATGATATTGATTACGAGAATAATGCTGGTGATGGAACTATACAAGGAAAAATAAGGTATTATGAAGGTGCTGGTGCTATAGGATTATTTCCAAACTTTGCCACCAGTACTACTGCTTTATATATGGATTGGGATAATAGATCATTTTTTGGTTATGCATCTGGGTATCTTGCTAATGCTA